AATTTGCCCACCAACTTCTAAATCAGCAGTTAATGTTACTTTTTGGTTATTATCTATAGTTAAAGCTAATGATGTATTGGTTTTTATACTTAATGCATTTGTGGTATTATCATATTTGATTTCGCCGATATTTGAATCTGTTTCGTCACCTAACTCAATAATTGCAGATTTTACAGAACTTGCAGTAACCTTAATAGTTGCATCAGTTGTATCCGAACTAGATAATGTTAAAGTAGGTGCTGACTTATTAATAGTTAAATCACCACTTAATGTTCCGCCACTAAGTGGTAATGCATTTAGTACATCTATATTGTCTTTAGCATAATCTAAGAAATCCTGTACTGAAATTTTACGAGAAGTTTCATTATCAAGCACACGAACATAATCATTAAGATCGAGATCATTCTTAGACATTGTAATTAAATCTGATTCTTTAATTGCCATTTGTAGATTCCGTGGTTAAAATAATTGCTTCATCATTTGATAAACTAGATTCATCATTGGTTTCGATAACATCTTCATCATTATTAGTATAAAAATTTGAACTAGTATTAATATTATTACCAGCACCAACCGGTAAATTATCAGGAAATGAAGTTTCATTTAATGTTATGGTATTTTCAATTAACCATTTATAACTATCATTTGCAACTGCAATTAATGCTGGTGTTACTTGAATACCAAAACTAGGTGCTAATCTCAATGCTAGATGATAAACCATTGCTTCTTCAGCCCAATCCGGACTTGTTATTTTATCTGTACTATTATTAATTTTAGTAAACCCAAGATGAATACTTTGTTGTGCCCATGCAGTCATCATCCTATTAAGTTTTCTAATACCAAGATTTATTTCTGATGATGTGAGGTCTACTTCACTATTTTTAATTTCAAGTAAATCGTAAGCATCATTTATAATTTCAATTGCTGTAGTCATCAAACAATCCTTTCTCTTCTATTACCTTATTTATTCGTTCTTTCAGAGTTTTTATTTTCCATCTTTTATCAACTTTCATATTAAGGAAATTTTCAGCAAATTCTCTTAATGCTAACTCATCTTTACATTTGTCGATATTCAATAAAAAATTCATAATTTGTGACATATCATCAGCTAAAGTAATAAATTCAGGTGAATTTCTTAAACTTTCTTCTTCACTAAATTCAGCTGGCGAAAGTCTCCATCCTTCATTATATAATTCTTTAGCTTCATTAGCAGTAACAATCTGAGCTTTTATTTCACCATTAACTCGATTATAAATCCAGGTACGATATTCGCTATCTTCTTCGGGTATAATTTCTGTTGGTAATACTTTCTCAGTCATTTATCTCTCCTTTACTTTTATTTATGAAATAAAAAAGCCCCTACAGTGAGGGGCTTTTTTTGGGCTTGTGTTAGCTATTATGCGCCAACATGACGAATAGCCATTCCTGGGTTTTGAGCTTCAACTCCGTAAAGAATATCAAAACGCCAGGTGTTGGTATCAGTTAATACATCATAATCGCCAACTAGACGAAGTGATACTCCATCCATTGTTTCACGACCATATTCAACATTACCAACAGGCTTAACAAGCTGACCAAAAGCTACTGTAATAGCATCTTTGTGGAATGCAAGGTTCTGACTGTAAGTATTACCAGCAGTACCCGAGGTTACAGTAATAGCAGCATTATCAGCCGGAGCAGCATCAACAGTTTGGTTTGGTCCACTAGTGATAATAGCTGGGCTAATAGTTAATGTAGCATTACCAGCAGCATCAGAAGTAGCATCTGAACGAACTACAAATGACTGTAGACGACCGGTTGATTCACGAGTGCGTGGATTCACTGCATAAACACCGTCAATAGTGAAAGTATCACCTTCATTAAGAACAGCAGTAGATGCAGTCCAACCATCAGTAACTAATGTCTGAGTGTACCCATCCTTGGCAGAAGTATAGGTTACATTCTGACCAGCACCGTTAACAAGAGGTGTACCACCATGATTACCAACAGTATGATTTTTAATGCTTTGGCATTCATAAACTTCAAATCCAGCATACTTGTTAATGAAAGCTTCTTCGATTGCGCGTTCAGCAATCTTTTGTGGAAATACACCTTTAAGACCATCAGCTAATGAAAGAGCAGCAGCTGGTGTATAAAATGCATTTCTATCGCTGTGAGGAACACCACCTTCTGAAAGAATAGTACCAGCAGTACCAATTTCAAGGAAAGTACTTGGATTAGTTCCTGGAGTACCGGTGAAGTTCCAAATCTTCTTGTATTGATCAGCAATTGAACTTTCTACTTGTTGTGCAAGTTCAATCATAGCTGGACGAATATAACGCTCAGCAAATTCATCAATATCAAGAGAAAGTTCTTTTGAATCAAATTGAATTGCAACAACACGACGCTGATCAAGTGTTACAGGTACTTTACCTTCAACAGTGTCATTAATATTTGAAGTAATATCAGCAGCAGTATGAGCAGTATAGCGTACACGCTTACGAACATTTACTGTGTCGCCAATTTTACCTTCAAACAAAGGGTCAAGCTGACGGTCAACTTTTTCAAGCATAACCATAGCATTTTTGAATTCGACCATTGCTCGCTTAGTAATGATCGAAGGATTTAATAGTGAGTTAGCCATAATTTATTTCCTTAATCTATTAATCTTTATAAAACTTCCAAATTGGAAGTAAAAAACTATATTTACTTTTCGAGCGGGCCAAAGTCGACTCAGTTATGCTATTTGTTTTGCATTCAAATAGCTTTGCTGGCAAATTATATTCATTATTTATATTCTATTTGTTAAAATTTATGATTTTTTCAAAGCCATATATTGTCTATAATATTCATCCATAGACATTTCGTCATTATAACGAAAATCAGTATTGCCCCCAGATCCACCAGCAGCTACATCTTCGATGGGTTCAGGAGCTTGACTAATATTTCGTTTCATAGTAGTAGGTATTTCATTACGCAATTGAATTTCTAATTTACCCATTTCCATATATGCTTGTGGCTCTGGCATAGCATTTAATTTATCTACTAATTGTGGATTCTTTAATAACATATAATCAAGCTGTGGACCAACTTCAGATGATAAAATAGCAGTTTGCACAGCTGGCGAATATTGAATTGCATTGCCGGCCAATTCAATTACTTTAGCATAATCTGGATTTTGTGCTGCAAATTCAGCAGCTTTCTGATCAAATTGCTTAGCTATTTGCTGTTGTGTTAATTCTTGTTCACGAGCTCTACGAGCTTCTTCTTCTCGTTTCAATGCATCATGAATTTTCTTATCGACTTCATATTGTACTTTAGCAGCAATATATGCTTCTTCATCATAATCAAAATCTTCAAGTTTTGGTACCTTAGGTTCATTAGTTACTAATGGTTCTTCGCTAGGATTTGATTGTAATTTAGCTTGTTGTTCTTTGAGAGCTTTTAATTCACGCTCTTGTTGTTTCATCTGGAAGTAAAGTTTATTAAATTCTTCTTGATTTAATTTCTCTATACCGAGTTCTTCGTTAACATCTTCAGGATTAACTTCTTGATTTTCAACTTCTTGATTTTCAACTTCTTGATTTTCAACTTCTTGATTTTCAACTTCTTGATTATTTTCTACCACTTCATCTGACATTTTAACATCCTCCTTATCTTTGCATGATAATGTCAAACTGTTTGTTTTGCATTCAAACAGTTAGGGAGATTCTTCATCTCTCCTTTTTCTTTTCTTTTATCCAATTATTTATACATACTGCATATCGTTGTTTTCTATTAGAATATTCTTTATTCATATTTTCATCGGACATACAATCTGCAATAAAATCGTCTCGACGCTGTCCTTTATTTGGTTTCATTATAATTCCTCTGATGGCTTAAAGCCTGGCGGCATTTGTGGTTGTATTACAGGTGAATTTTCTGCTGTGCCTATATTTTCAGGTGTCACTGGATCTTCATAATCAAGTGTTTCATTCATTTCTCTCATTACTTTAACACGAGATTGTAATTCAAGATCTTCAATTGGCATTTTTGCTGGAATACCTTGTTCTTCAAGAATCTTATTAATTTCAGTCTTTGTTTTAATATCATCAGTAAGATTATTTTGTGCCTGACTATATTTGTATGCAATATCGGCTAATATCTTACGATTTTGATATTCTAAATTGTCAACTAATGCAGCTTGTTGTTCTAATTGCAACATAGACATCTTAAGATCAATTTGTTCTTGTGGTGATGGCTGCATTTGTTTAGCTAATTCTTTAGCTTCGTCTTCTGTTGGTTGTACAATACCTTGTTTAATTAACTGAATTCTAATTCGTTTCTTAAGATCATCACTAAATGGGAAATCAAGTGATTGTGCAATTAAATCTGGTGCTACAGTTGCAAACAATGGATTTGATTGTGCAAGTTTGTTTAATACATTTAATTGTTCTACTCGTTGTGTTGCAAAACTTGGTGCAATAGTTGATGCAACTGAATAACGACCTTTACTCAAATCATTCAATACTACTTCTCTACCAGTTTCTTTATCAATGATTGTTTGATTTATAATAACATTATCAACTACTTCATCTTCAGACATAATTGATACCATTCTTTCAGTATCATAAATTTTTGGTATTAAATCGATTAAGATTTCTCCGGTCCATTCAACAGCTTTAGCTAAATTATCAATAAGTTCATAAGTAGATGCATTAGCTTTTCTTTGTAATGCAAGAATAGCGCGACCGCTCTGATCCGTTTGTTGATCACCTAGTGCAGGTGCATATTGACCAGTGGTTGATTGAATATCAGCGTCAGCCTGTTGAACTTGCGAAATTAAAGCTGCTTGTACTGATGGTGCACCAGTTCTTTTTGGTGGTCCTGGCTCGTCTGGATCTGGATTATAAACCATAAACGGTTTATTTTTAAGATTAAATGTTTCATACTCTCGTTCACGACCTTTAATTTGTTTTGGTGTTACCCAATATGGGTCTTTTGGTGTTAGTGCACTTGTTTCGATTGCTTGCGAAGTTGCATAGTTATAAACTCGCTGTGAATCTTTGGCATGTCTAACCATGCCAAAATAATAATGTTGTCCATCAATCCATGCATTATATCCAAACACTGGCACAACTGGAATATGTTTACCTGCCCATTCAAAAGGACCGGCTAATATTTCAGCGGCTGAAATTTTATACATCATTACTTTATGAGTACGAATCTTTCTTGTTTTTACAACAGTAATGCCTTGTTCGGCTAAATCATCAAGTACAGATACAGTTTTATCATTTAATTCGTATATAGATCCATCACTCATTAATACTGTTTCTTTAATGCATGGTACCTTAACCCAATAATCAGCAACACGGACTGTATTTCTTGTTTGCCAATCTTGTAAGTAACCACTCGGTAATTTAGTTAAATCACTTGCAGTAGCATTTGGATATTTTGCTTTGAATACATCAATATCCATATCGGTAGTAACCATCATCCATTGAGCATCACGCTTTAATTCATCTTTTGAAGATGGATCATAAAATACCGATGCGGCAGCTGATTTAATAGACTTAATTTTTAATACTTGATCGAATGATTTTTCATCTTCATATTCAGTAGTAATATACCAAGCGCCCATTCCGCCAGCAACAATTTCTTTGAAAGCTGTGTCTTTAACATCTTTGAATGATGACTGTGCTTGAATACCACGAATAATACCTGCAAATATATCGGCTACATCTTTACTTGCACCCATATCGGTTGGGCGAACTTTAATATCAATTCTATTTTGGCGTTGTTCGCCAATGGCGTTATTTACAGGTACAATAATTTTATTAATTTCGAATCGTGGACGATCTTTTCGCGCTGTTGCAGCTGAATCTTCCCATTGTGCACCTGGAACAAAACAAAATCGCATATCTTCTAAGCAATTTTCTCTTTCGGTTTTTTCAGCGGCATACGAAGCTTCATATCGTTTAATAGCTTCACTATGTATTTGTTCTAAATCTATTTTTTTCATTACCATTCACTCATAAAGTTTAATGTTACATTTGTATCAATTTGTTCTGACATTCCAACATTAGCAAAACAATATATCAATGCATCTGCAATATTTGGTGATTTTAACCCTCTTTTCCTCATATCTGCTTTACTTTCAATAAGAATTAATTGGTTTGTACCACTTCTTTTTCTTTCAATTTTAGTAAGTTCGGCTTTTAACTGATCGATATTATTGCAATCTGAACTTATACTTATCATTTCTTCAGGATCTACATACTCACCGTGAACTATTGCTCTATAAGTATTTTCAAAACGATCTCTTAATAACCAATAATATTGTGCTCGTTTATTTCTAAACATATCTTTATTTGCAATATTATTTTTATATTTATCGTTTTCAAAATCTGGTTTAGCTGCACCAATAAAAGGTGTTTTTATAATTAAATCATTTGGATCATATTGATTAAATTTTATTTTTGCGCCTGCACCAATGCCAGTACTATCATATACTATTTCTTGTACTGATTTTTCAACAGCAAAATTATATACTCGTTCAACACCTTCTTCTAATGTACCTTCTTCCCAATCTAATATATTTTCAATTACTGATCCATATCGATATACTGCGGCTTTATTATCATTACCTTCGTCGGCTGGATCGAAACCAATTACTTTAGCGCCTCGAACTTTCCACTTTAATTTCTTGTGTGCGTCGATTGCTGCATCAAACCACTCGGGTTCAATAATACAATTTTCACTATGACCAATTGGCTCACCTTCATAAATGTGAAGATATTTTCTATAATTGGTTGTTTTTAATAAATCAATTTCTTGTTTAATAGTATCTGGTAAAAATGGATTATCATAATAATTAACTTTAAGAATATAATGAAATGCATCAACATATTTGTTATGTTTTGATAATTCTTCAATATATGGCGTTATGAATTGTTTATATACAGCATCATTTTCATCAAAAGGGTTAAAACTCATCCATATTTCTGACCCTTCTTTACGAATTGTTGGTATAAGTATTTCTAAACTTCTCTCACTAATTGTCTCGGCTTCTTCAACCCAACAAATATCAATTGATTCTAATGATTTAATTTTAGTGATATTTGTTTTTAACCCATAAAACATAAATTCCGACTGAGTTAATGGGTGAATAATTGAATTATTGGTTACATTGTAGCCGAGACTATATTTGTCATTAATATCACTTAATAGTTTATGTACTGAATCTGCAATCGAATTTTGAAATTCACGAGTACATAAAATACGATATTTCTTTTTTAATCCTAATACCATTAATGCTAGTGCAATAGCCCATGATTTACCACCGGCTCTTCCACCATATATGATTTTATTGCGACGCGGCGAAAATAAAAATTTGAAATGAGAAGGAATATTAATTTCTACTGTCATTAAGGTTCCAGGTTTTCTTTTTATTATCGACGATTATTTTGTATATTAAATATCCAATACTTGCAAGAAAATCTTTCATTTCATCATCTTCGAGGTCTGGTGTCAACTCAATAAATTCCATTAGTATTTGCGGTACTGTTATCTTCAGATAATAATCATTCATCTTCAATTCAGTTTGTGAATCCATTAAATCATAAAGATATTTTAGTTTATTGCTGTCCTTTGCCATCGTCTATAAATCTCACTTTAATTTCTTGTTGTAACGGATTATTTGGATCTCCACTTACTTCGGTCTTGTCAGCATAGTTAAATCTATTTTTCATAAACATAATCCATACACGAGTATTAAAATTATCAATTCGACCTAACATAGCTTCGTACCCAAGCTGTTCAAAATGTTCTTGTTCTAACAATTTCCCAAATTCTACAGCATCTTTGAATTCTGGATATCTCTCTTGCCATCTATAAAAAGTGTCATGTGTTATACCAATAGCTGCACATACAGCAGTCATTGTTTTACCTTGTGACAACATTTTAATTACTTTATTACAGAATTTTTTATTATATTTTTTATTTTTGTGTTTTGTAGCTCGTAATTCAAGACCTTTTTCTATTGCTCTATCAAAGCCTGGATGAATTTGTCTCCAGCGACGGTATGTGTTATAATCAATATCTAGATAATCGCATACACCTTCGATAGTTGGTCTATCGTCGGATGCAAAATAATATAATGCATCTGTATCGTAATTGTTATTGTATTTTGATACCATAATATTTCTCAAATAAGATGAGGGGCCACATCAATTTAACAGGAACAGAGAGATGAAGGCAATGTGAAACCCCTCAATTCTTTTTCGCTAATTTAAGAGCAATTTGATATTTCTCCCATGCGTCTTTAACCGTTGGGTTATTTTTTCTTAAAAATTCTTCTTCTGACATACGCATAATGGCTTCTTTTTCGTATTTATATTTACTTACTGCCTGTTGCTGTTGGTTTATTGCTCCTTGTAAAACACCAATTCCAAACATATTTAGCATTTTGTTATCCTTTTTAATTTACCAATTTATTTTCCACTCAAAAGTGAGTGTGTGCTCTGATTGAAACCGTGATGATCCTGGGATATACCCCACCCTAAAATTCTTATAATCTATATATGGTCTTAAATATGGAATCGGATTTTCGGCATAACCACTGACAAGTCCAATATTAGTACCAATATTAATAGTCGGAGTTAATTTCTTCTCAAAAATCACTCCACCATGAATCGACAGTTCGCCATAAGAATTTTTATAAAATCCAAAATCTAATTTATTACATTGAATAGTAATACCTGGATTGAATTGATTATAATCTGATCCATAATCATTACTTAAATGAAGTGAACCAATAGCAATTACTAACAGACATGTTTCGAGCATCATATATTCTCCTCTATATGTTTTTATTTATACAAGAAATGTCTTTTTCATGTCAACAGAAATGACAATTTAAAAAAAAAAAATTAATTAAATCCAATCCAATTCAAAAGGCTCTTGTCCTCCAATGGATTTCCAATTATTACTATATAGTGTAACTAAAATTAAAAACCTCAGTGTTTATGCGGGTTACAGCGTGGTCTATGCATAGTGTAACTAAAATTAAATTATAACTAAAGTTATATAAAAAATTATAACTAAAGTTATATTCAAAACCTATGCATAGTGTAACTAAAACTATTACTTTAGTTATATTCAAAACCTATGCATAGTGTAACTAAAATATCTTAGAATTTATGCGTAGTGTAACTAAAATTTAAGTGTATCGAAATTAAAATTTAATTTGTCAAAATAATTGATCTTAACTAAATAAACTATGTAATCAAATATGTGAGCATTTAGTAGTTGGGTTGAGAAAGGTTTACCTCTAATTGATTTCATATATTCTCCTACTCGGCCCAACTACTAAATGTTTACTAAAAGAGGTAGTAAAAAATGAAATCAATTCAAAGATTTTGTGAACTTGCTCACGCCAAATTATCCACAGATTTCCCTTCATTGTCAGAGAAAGATCGAACTAAAATTATCAATAGATATATTACTACAGTAACTAACGAAATCAATGATAAACTTAGATCTTTCAACCAACCAGGTTCAAATTGTTTTTTCGTTAGTCTTCGAAACATTCAGATAAAAAGTAAAAGTACAATAAACGGCAAACAACAATATATGAATAAGTGGTTTGAGCAGAATTGTCCACTCTATCTAATTTTAAACAAAGGAAACAATTTAATCAAACAATATACGGTGGTTAAAATGAATTATAATCTAAAAATTGATATCGACATGGCTTACGCACAAGCTATTAGTGAAAACGGTATTCCAGAATCTGAAATGCTCGAAATCCTTCAGAAGATGTATTCACCGGAATTGTTTGTAATTATTGAACAAGCCAATGATGATTTAGTTGATTTTGTACCGATTGCAATGAATAATCTAAAAGCATATATTAGTAAAACCGAACATATTATCAAACAATCCCCAAATAACAAACTAGAATTAAATCTTCGTGAAGCAAAGAGAATATATGTAATTGCTCATTGCTGTAATGGCGAACTAATTCAAATTAAAAATGAAAGTGATTTTGGAAGATTATATTATAAAGGTCCAAACTTACAAAGTTGCAGTAAAGAAGTAAGACATGCAGCACTTGGTCCATGCTATGAATATGATATTGAAAATAGTGTTTATGCCTGGCGATATAACGAAGTAACGAGAATTCTAAATGAATTTAATATGGATATTAAATTTACTTATACGCTTGATTATATCGATCGAAAAGAATATTGGCGGAAAGAATTAGCTAGATATGTTTTTAAGAATACAAAACTATCAGAAGATTATAAAATTAAATTAATTAAGCAAGTATTTACTGCAATTGGGTTTGGTGCTAAAGGTAGTAAAGCCGCTATATTTTGGGGTCAAGGCAATAATAAACAAACACTTGCAATTAATAGTATTATAAAAAATAAAGAAGATAGAGAACGACTACTATCTCATGAATTTATTATTGGATTTATAAATGAACAAAATGACATAACCAATATTATTTTTGAGTACTATAAATCAAAAATTAATATTGATTGTATAAAACAAGGTGGTAGAATTGCGAAAAGTAAATTAATTTCGTATCTATACCAGAAACAAGAGCGTGTATTACTTGAAGTAGCAAGTGAGTGTTTTGATAATGTACTACTTAAGGTGCATGATGCATTTTATACTAAAACAAAAAATATTGATGCATTAGCAAATGCAATTTATAAATTAAAACAATATAATTCAGAATTAACACTCAATAGAACAGACATTAAACCCTGGACTACATTCGATAAGGCTGTAGAATATCATAAACAGTTTATTATAAACGAAGAAATAAAAGTAAAACATTATAATAATCAATATGTTATTGATGTAAGTAGAAATCCAAATTATATTGATATTATAATTCAAGACAGTATGCCATATATAGAAAATCATCATGTAGGATATAATAGAGATGAAGACCCATTTTATAACTGAACTCGAAAAAGACCTGGAGAAGAAATTAGCCAAAATAGATTTACCAGAATCTGGTAATATTCATATTAGATATAATAAAGGTCCGCATTGCGGACTCTATTGTGGTAATAAGTGGCTTTGTTGGCTTACACCAGAAGATGAATTTATATTAAAACGAAATGGTGTTAAATGAGGGGTTTTACCCCTTTTTTTAATGAAGTAATAATCTGATAGCGATCATAGGTAAAAACCACCTATTTTTTAATATTTTAATTTTATGCTTCTATATGTATTGATCTTGTAGAGATCTACCCCAAAAATGCTGCTAAATGTTATTAAAATTCCAGTAAAAATTTTATCATAAAAAAATACACTTCATTGAGTGTATTTGTTAAATATCTTTAAGACATTGTTGTTTTTTCCTAATTAACCCCGTATTTTGCGGGGTTTTCTTTTGGTTACTTTTGATTCTAATTCACCAAATAATTTCCAATATTGATTTTTGAAATAGAGTAAATTTGTAATACCATTAGGTGGTACAATAGGACTCTTATTTGTCATTAGAATTAAATTTTGTGTTGATGTTATTGTTAGTGGCTCTGGTGATAAATTAATAATTCTAATTTGTAGACCAATATTATATGGTTGAGATGGAATATGAAAAGTTCCGGTGGTATTACCTTCATTAACAAAAATATCATTTTTATGTACTTCGTTAGTAAGTGTATATTCATTAAAGAAAGTAATTGTTTTATTATTTAATTTTCGATTTAATAATTTATTTCCGTTAAGATCTAGATCACCAAATAATTTAATAATGCCGTTTTTTGGTTTTATTTCGATATCAATGTTTTCGTTAATACCATTAACAGCAATTATTGGATTTCTTGTGTTACTAATTTCAAAATAATTGGTTGCATTACCAACATCAATAAAATTAAGTAAGGTATTATTATTTGCTGTAATTCTAGTATCACCAACAATTTTTAATGGGCCGTTGATATATAACAACCCATTTTCATCAACATTTATAATAGCATAATTATTCATAATGGTATTTATACTTTTTTATTCCATCGCCCGTTGTCATTTAATACCATCGGAATTAAAATTGGTTTATTATTGATAATTGCACCACATCCAAGAACTGGTCGATTAATGGTTGCACCGCGGCCGTAATTAAATGCGGGACTATGGGTGTCAATTAAACAACCAGTTGTCATACTCCATCTAATCATATCTGCATCTGCATAATAACAAATTTGAAAATTACTATGAAAATGACCTTGTATCGTACAAAAACTGTGTTTTGCTGCATTGTTTAATGTGCTACTACTCATATTATGAACAATCATGCATTTTTGTCCATTTGACAATTCAAAGAATTCTCTACTAGTCCAATTCCATCCAGGTGTCTCATATAATTCATTATATGATTTAATATGATCAAGAGGGATACATGCCTCTTTTGCTTTACGATATGACATCGAACTGTGATTTCCTATAATCATAGTCATTTTAGGAAATTCTTCATGTAATTTTTTCATAAACTGCTTTGCTTGTTCGTGTTCTTCCTTAGCAGATAAAGTATTATATTCAATAGTATGAAATGAACCACTGTGGTTGTCTATTGCGTCACCAACACATTTTACATGTTTAATATTATACTTGTTTTTTACTGCTTTAAGAAATGTAAGAGCATCACGGTGTTGATATGGGGCATGTAAATCACTAATAATTAAAATATTTCCTTTTAGTTTAGACATTGTTGTGTATTTCCTTATACAAAAAATTTATTAAGTACTGAGATTAAAATATCGATGCAAATTAAAAAAGAAATGATAGATATTCCTAATTCGATTCTTTTAATTTTAGATTCAATCTCAGCATGTTGTTTAAGAATTGTTTTTATAGCAGATTCAAATATTTTATTATTCATAATTAAAAATCTATATTTGAAATGTCATTTTCGATATCTTGCCAGAGATATACTACTTCTCGACGATGATCTCGAATTTCAAGTAATAAATTAATATTACCATCTTTTAATGCATGTCTTTCTGCTATTTCAATTAATTGATATGATCTACGCAATAATTTACGAGCTTCAAGTAAATTTAATAATTGATCTAATTTGTCCATTATTTTTTCCTATGTTAATTTAATCCAGTTCTTCCATTTGTCATTTTTTGATGTCAACCGATTAAGAACTGTTTGTCTATTATTAAGATTGTATTCATTCATTATTTCTGTTAAGGATACATATAGCTTTCCATCAATCATATACTTAAATTTTACTGTATATTTTAATTGCGGATTACTATATCGTTGAGTTTCAAACCACACATTGCCGGTTCGAAGATTCAATACTGCTGAAATATCTTCGTCGCTATTGTGGACAATATCCCAAAATTTAATTTTCATACAATCTCTCTAATATCTTTAACTTATTTAAGTTTTCTTTATTTGGATTATCTAAGTATTCTCTATATTGCTCTTGTATTGCTTTATTGTTACTATAAGTAACAACACGAGCATTTTGAATACTTAACAATAAATTATTTGCTTGTTTCAAAGAATTCATCAAATAATACTGTTGGGATTTTTGGTCCTTTTTTAACACTTGGTCTTTCACCTCTTTTAGTAATAATAGCGGCATCGGGAACATTTAATTCGCAAAATGCACTATTCCAACGATTAATTGTTGACTTTGATGGGTCGGTATATTTGCCTGTAGTAATTTGAGTATAAAGATCGATAATTGCATCTGCTACAGTGTAAAATGTTTTATCTTTTTTACGATGCTTTTTTAATTCGCGTCCATAAACTAATTTCGATTCAACCGGTAATTCTTCAAAATCAGCAAGCATCTGGTGATAGTAATCGGATACATATTCGACTAATTTATCGTGTTCTTCTTTTTTGGCACGATAATATTCAGTGATGGCACCTTGAGGTTGATTAGGCCCAGGCTTATCGAAAGTTTTTATATATTCATAATAAAATGTAAACATTGTTTTTCCTCCTAATTGTATAAAATATTTACCAAAAAGAGGAAAAAATGGGGGTTTAACGGGGGATTTTAAACCAAAAAGTTATCAAATGTATTTTCTGGATCATATGGTAACGAACCATCAAAACGGAAATGGTATTTTAGCGCATCGGCGCAAACAATATTTTTGTCGACAATATGACCGTATTTTTCTTTGGCTTCTTTAATGCCGTGGATTTCATTATTGCCACTTTCGGCCGGTTTTAAGGTACCAATCAGTGACTTTGCCGGCTAGTCCAAATACAGCTGGTACACTTATTCCAAGGAATCCGCTGACCATAGCAGTTCTTTCATCGGCTGGTAAATTCATATACCATTGGGTTATGTCAATAATATAATATCCAGCGAAAAATAATATTCCAAATAGGACAATTCGTGGTATTATTCGAAATGCATCAATTATTTCGGCTAATTGCAAATATTTGTTCATAATTATGTTTTAATATATCATAACAATCATTTATGATTTTAGTTTGTGGAATTTTAGTTAATTTTTGTGCTTCGTTTAATGCTGCTAACCATCTTTCTTTATTATCACTTATTTCATCGTATGATTCGTCAATAATTCCATTAAAAGTTTTGAAACCGAGCTTTCTAAGATTTTTTAGATAATATTGTCCACTAATTACAATAAATAATCTTCCGGCGATTATTGGTTTCACTATTTTTTCAGTAAAGAAACTAAATTCATTTATTGCAAATGTTTCGGGTATAATTGAAAATGCAGCTTTATCGTAAATCTTTTTTGGTAATACCTGGCTTGGTAACATTCTATGATTATTATAAATTACCATATTATTATCAATTATAATATCATTTTCCCAATATTCATTTTTTTGAACTACTTCATTATTAACTGATTGCATTTGTAAAAAAGGTGTTTCAAAAACCTTATCTCTGAATTTATTTATATTTGCACATATAAAAAGTCTATGTTGTTTAATTGTTCCATACATTACTTCAAAATAATATGGTTTCTCATGAGTATCAATTGTTGTGAAATTATTATAATATGATGCTGTTGTTTTAATCCAATAATTATTATTAATCAAAGTAGATTTAGTTGATTCATTTATTATACCTGGAATATAATAAGTATATTCTGGTTTATCGTTTGCTTTTATAAATTCATAAATGTCAGGCCTTAATTCAATTGAATGAAATTCAATTGGAGTGGATATTTTGTCAATTAATGGTTGAGTTATTGATGCAGGATATTCGGGTTTAAAATGAATAACTGCTGACGAATAATCAGCAGTTATTTTTTTAGTATCATTTGGTAGATAACAGTTATAAGTATAAATCATAAAAGTGTATTAATGCCACGCAATATCTTATTAATCATTTTCTTTTCTATTTTTTGTCGATCAATAATAGCATTCCAGTATGCATTTTTTGATAAAGTTAATTTATATTTATATCTGGTAAAATCATCTGGGCTCATATCAACGCCAGGATTTATTTTTATAAATGATTCATAATCTGGAAAATCCTTTGTAATTTCGAACATGTCATTAACATATTGTAAATATTTTTCGTACTGGTTATTAAATTCTTGTTCGGTCATATCTTTATTTTCCTTTATTTCTTGTAATTTGTACAGGTTTTTTCATTGACTTGCGTCGAAGAAAATCATCTCTTTTTGCTTTTTTAATGATTCTTTCAGTTACTGATTTTTCTTTTTTTAATAATTCTTCTTCGGCTTTTTTCATTGCTTTTTGTTCATTTTTTGATTTTTTACCTTTAATTAATTGTTTTTTAATTAAATTAGTAATAATACGAACAGCTCTTTGTGATGCCCAACCACCTAGACCTGGTAATGTTATGTGGCCAAGGATACTTGCAACCGCTTCGTTTTTATTTTGTGGTAAAATTTCTTTTGCAACTTTTTTAACTAATGCAACAGTTCGACCATCGCCGAATGGCACTTTTACACTTTTAGATATTTTTTTAGCTAATATATCATATTGTTTATCTAATATTTTATTTCCCGCGGCGGCACCTTTAACTAATCCAACAGTTAATGCACCAGTAGCTGCACCAGTAGCGGTATCTTTAGCAAATTCACCTACTTCGCCTCGAGTTAAATCAGCTCTAGATTTACCAGCAGCATAGGTACCTCCAGCGGCACCAGTAGCTAAAGCACTTTTTAGTGATGCACCAGCAGCTTTTGATGCTATACCGCCAGGTATCGCAGAAGTAGCAATAGCACCAGTAACTTCACCAGCAAGATATGAGTCTGGATTATCTACCTCAGCACGAGCAATATTATCTCTTTCGTCATCTCTTACTTTACGATATTCAGATAGATATTCATCTAATTGATCATTAGCAACACGACGAACAAAAGTTTTAAGTGCTGGTATTGCAAGACCTATTGGCCCACTTACAACTGCTAATACATCTGATGGATTCATATCTTTGAGATCAACTCCAGCTTTAGCTATTGCTTTTAATTCATCAGAAAAACCAAATGTTGCTCCTTGTTGGAAACCAATCCAAGCTGATTCAAGGGTACTCATTGGATCTTTATATTTTCCTTTAAGTACTTCAGCTTTTTCAAGAATTGATTTAGCTGTTTCTAGATCGTTAGAATTACGAGCAGCAACAAACTCACCTTTTAGATAATCAATATATTCAGGAATCGACAACCCAAGAGATTCGGCTTCACTTAATGCAGTATTATATACTTCTTTGCCGCGGTCTGATAATGTCTCTAGACTTACTTCTGGTTTTGGTGTTTCGGGTGGTAAAACTTCTGGTTTTTTTAATTGTTCTGCTTCTTGCAAAATTTGTTCAGCAGTATCTAAATCACCATTTTGTCTTGCTGTTTGATAGCGTTCTTTTAATTGTTGTCGTAATGCATCTACATCAACCTTGCCATTTGAAGGGTTTATTGATGGTTCCATATTTAACTCCCGAACACATCAGCAGCTCGTTGATCAAGTGCTTCAACATTATCATCCGGTGATGGACCTAACGGTACTTTACCTTTATTAAGCAAATTTAAATATCTATCGGTTGTAACAAAACCACGCTTTTTATATTCTTTTGCTTCTTTTTTAGGAACAATTATTGGTTTTGTACCAACTGGTTTATTTGGATCAAAAAGAACTACTGAATTATAAATTGATGATTTGAAACCATCGAGTGTATTCCATTTCTGTATATATGCTTCTTTTTCTTTTAGATAACGATCACGCTTAACACCAGCAGCTAGAGATGCAACTAATAAAGTGCGGTTTGCTTCATCATCAGCGGTGATCGATGGTACTGTGATATCTAATGCTTCTCTTTCAGCATCTGAATCAATTGCGCGAGCACCAGCTTCTTTAGCAAATTCTTTAACAGTATTAAGACGAATTTTCATAAAAGTCTTATGTAATTTTTCGGTTGGTTCACTAATTGCTTTAGTTCTGCCGCCGAAGGTAACAATCCAACCTGTACCGCCAGTAGATGTATTACTATATTGTTCAAATTGTTTTAATGCTTCGGCAGTATCATTAACTAACATATCGGTTTGTTGGATTGTTTCTTGTCGTTCGTTGGCTTTTTTAAGAAGTTCTTCACCTTCTTTTTCTCTAGCTTTTAATTGAATTCGATTTTTAATTTCTCGTGGTTTACCTAGATCATATGTCTCGCCGAGGTCATTTTTGAATGGTGTCCAAATTTTTGGTTCTTCTATTGTTGTATCTTCAGGTAAACCGCCTTCTTTTAATGGCCCAATAGGTAAATCATTTTCACTTTGTTTAGATGACTTAGCGCCGGCAGAAGTATTAGAGAATGGACGATCAACTTCATATCGATCTCTATTAGCAAGTAATTCAGATTCTGGTACATAAACATTCTTGCCAGTCTTAATATCATAGGCTTTATATACTTTATCTCTTGGTGCTGGCCCCGGTGATTCAAGCCAGCCGCGAGATTGTAGATATTGAGTCATACCTTGAAATGCAAGTAACTGATCCGAAGGATTAAGATTCAGAAACTTTTTAGTTGCGGTCATATCTCGTCCGGCATTTTCTTGTTCTATAATATACTCTTGTAATGCCTTTTGTCTTTCTTGATATGGCAAATGTGCAAATTGGGCAACATCACCATAATTTCTTAAAAGTTTATTTTTATCTTTAAGTATTGCAAGAGCTTCTTGTTTTGATTCAAGAGTAATATCGTTTTCTTTTATTGATTGTTTGTTTTGTTTAATTTCTTGTCCAAAACGAATACCTCGAGCAAAACTAAGTGCTGGCCCTTCGTTTTTAATTGTATAATCAAATGGTTGTGGCATTATATTTCTCCATTAATCTTTTGTTCCGTAATATATTCCAGCCAAAGTAGTTAAATTATTAATACCTGATTGCCACGCAGCGGCTCTTCCTAATGCGCCGCCGGCTTGTGCTTGACCAGCCTGTGTATATGAATTTGCAATCTGTCTACTAGATTCTAAACTTGCACCGGATAAAGCGCCGCCGGCTCTCAATCCAATATCTGTAATACCAGCAACTCTATTATAATAATTACCAAAATCTTGTAATGCAAGGCCTTGATTAAATTCACTAATTGCTTTCAATCTACTACCTCCGCCGCGGCCGGTAGCTGCAACATTATTTTCAATACCGCGCATTCCTTGTGATCTTAACCAAGCAACACCAGGGCTTTCTTGATATGATTCATACGCAGCTTTTTGTGCGTCAGGACCATATAAACCAAGCAATTCTTGCTGTAATTGAAGACTTGATTTTGGTTGCATTCTATATGCCGCTATATCACGATTATATCTCTCTAATGCAGCCTGATATTTTTGTTGTGCTGTTTTACGATTTGGATTTATAATTTGTACCGAATGAGCAAATCGTCCGGTACCTTCTTTCTTAGTAATATATGATGGATCATCAGTAAAATCACTCAGAACTGGTTTCTTTGGCATATTCATTTGTCCAGCACCAGTTGCAGCCGAAATAAATGGCATTAAAATATCTTTATTTTCGCGATATATTGCTTTTTGCACTTCAGCTGAATTTTTTGCGGCTTCTACTTGTGCATCTGACGCATCAGATGCAGCATCACTTGACATTTTAGCGCCAGCAACTGTTGCTAAAGCTACCGCAGCATATCCCCATGGCATATTACTTTTCTCCTTTAATACATACTATCATTGCTATTCTATCTTTGGTACTATTATTTTTTACCCAATGAATATACGAATTATCAAATTTATAAACTTCGCCTTCGTTTGGTTTTATAACTCCATCAATAAAATAAAATTCTGCACCTTTATCATTTTGAATAGGAACAAAATATTTGTCATAATATTCGGCGTGCCAGCCACTATCTGTGTGTGGATATACCTGACCACCTGGTGGTAATTTAGTAATCAATACACCACCTAATTCTTTACCATTAACAAATTTCATAATATCAGTTACTGGCTCTATTACTTCCGGAATCTTACTTGCAATAGGATACCAAATACTTCTATGTTTATCTGCAAATTCACTAAAAGGTTTTTCACCTCTTTCAAATGGTGTAATATCGTTATATCTGACCCAAATATCAGTAACTTCTCTATGTGGTGATTGATCATGTGCAGTTCTATGTTTATATTCACCAAAATATTCGGGATGTTTAACTAAATTTTTTCTTAAAGGTTCTACATTTACCGTTAAATCAATCTTTTCAAAAGATTTTACCACCTTCACTCTCCACTAATTGTTCATAACTTTCGATATCTATTTCGTATGGCTCTTTTACTTGTATATTTAGCCCTTTTAATACTTCAGCCCGTTCACCATCAAAAGGTATATCAGTTACATAAGTCCAAATAGTTTCGAGATTGATGTCAATATCATGAAAAGGAATATGCAAACCTTTAATATTATCAAGTCTTTTCTTCCATTTAATTATATCAGTAGTGATATCTGTTCCGTATGTTTGTCTTGCATACTCAATTGCTGGTTCAACATCGTTATCAATTACAATTATTTTAGTGTTTGAAAACAAATATTTTTCGAAATTAAATTGATATAAACCAGTATTTGCATCGCCAATATTCTTACCTAATTTCAAAAAATAATCTTTTAGTGTTTTACATCCATTTAACCCTTCATGATAACAAAACAAACCGTCATATGATAGGAAATTTGATAACCAGGCAGTTCTACTTCTTGGTAATCCCATTATAATAAACATTTAATACCTCCCAAATCGAGGACCATAAAATAAAAATGGATTTCTTAAATATCCAAATGGTTGCTGTAAATTTACTGATTGTTGATTTTCTGTAAATCGAGGGAACATAATCAATTGTGGTTCAGGTGCAATTGATTTATTACGAGGCATTTCGTTTATCGTTACTGGTAATAGTCTTGAACTAAATCTATTATTATAGAACATTATCATCTTATCCCAACAACAACTTCAATAACTGCATCACCTTCGGAATCTTCAAGTGCTTTTCCAATTACAGAACCAAGTTTTGGATTTTCTTCGGCTCGAGCGCCACCTTTACCGTCGGCAACGAGCATATCACCTTTCTTAATTGTTCCGCTAACTTTACAAGGAACGCGACCTTGCAATGCAACCGGAATACCATCAGCATTACTATTCATTAGATATGCCGGGTTAGTTGAAACAACACCAGCTACACGAGTATCCATATCTGTTAGACAGCGTGTTATTTCTGCTGATCCCCCAAATGATACAACAGTGCCTGGTTCGATATTTTCATCGGCTACATAAATTTCAGCTAAGTCAGCGTATTGTGCTGTAGTTGCTTCACCTTGAAATAAAACACTATATACATTATTATATCTATAAGTTGGATTACCTAGATCAATTGTTGCATCAGTGGTTGGCATTATATTGCCACTATGTGTATCATTTACATCACTACGCAAAAATGATGTTGCTTCTAACCCATCAACTGTATCGGCATCTAATCCACTACCTGGACCTTCAACAACATCAAATACACCATTATCAGATAAAGTCAATTGGTTACCGGCAGTATATGATAAATTTTGTAATTCTTCAAACAGTTTTTGATATTGGTGAATAATTGAATTTGCATCAATTAATGGTACATCTCGTCTTGGTGGTATAATTCGTGACATTATTGTCTCCTTGCATTACCATTAATATTTATTGCCATTGAATAAAAATCAACTGGTACAGTATCATCTGTTTCTACTTTGAACATTACCTGGGATGGTATTCTACCTAATCTACGCCAAATCATTCGTTTATAATATTCACCGCTTCTACCAATTTTACGAGAACCAAGTGAATTATAAGTATTTCCTTGATCAGTTGAAATATATAATGTTACTAATGGATCATCATCGGTTGAACCACTTGTGTTACCAACACCAACAGTAGCTCTTATTTCTAATTCGCTAATTCTAAACGAATACCCATTATCATGTAAATAACCAGTTGAAAACGATCGTGTTACTGCTTGATTATATTCTGTAGTAATATCTCTACTCATATAACCAACTTTGCCGTCGATATTATCAATAACAATATTCTTACCAAACATATTTGCTACATCTTCTACTCTATGTTTAGTGTTATTTGTTAATCTTTCATGCCATACAGATCTTTGCTGAATCATACTTGCTGTTGCATCATAAACTAAAGTACGATCTGGTAAATTAAATCCAGCAAACCAACTGCCGCCATCACTATAAGTCCAAGCGGTTATTGATGCAATTTCACTATCTGAATATGTGTCTAATATTGCATCAATTGCAGAATTTGATATTTTTGATGCACTACCTGGTTCACCACGCCATATTGCTGGCGGTTCATTACTACTTGCACCAACAAATACAAAACTATTATCAAATGGGACAAGACTAAATCTTGCTAACAATCCTTTTTCAATTGTAGCACCTGGAATACGCACATAAGGAAAACCACTTCCGGTTGTTACTTGATAAACTTCAATTGTTTCAGTACCAAAAATATATAATTCATTCTTAATACTTTCTGCTTTAACAATTGGATCAGGTTTTACTTCGGCATCATCGTAATCTAATGCATCAAAATCTTGTCCGTTGTTTACCGTTGTTGTAGAACCAACAAAAAATTCATCATCGGTGGTATAAATAAATCTACTATCTTTATAACAAACTGAAGTGACTCCACCATTTGAATTTGTCATAAAATCAACAAATGTTGCATCAGTAATCTCGGTTAATCCGCCTGCATTTGTATAAAAATATCCTTTACTACCTGGCACAATTATGCATAAAGTAATACCGTTCCAGGCCATTGATACTCTACCTGACCCAACAATTGTACCTATAGTAACAATTGTATTAACATCGGTCTTTTTATATAAAATATTCCCAGCTACAATATAAAGAACATTATTAAAGGTATCTTTAAGTATGCCTCTACCAACACCATCTACGGTATTAAGTTGAGAAAGACCGGGTGTTCTATACAAAGCACCTTTTGTCGACGCATCTAATGTTTCTGGATGTTTTGGATAGAGATTGGTGCATGACTGAAACACCATTGGCGGTGTTTCACTTTCATAAAATCCTTTATCAATTGAGAATGAAATTTTACTCATTATACTATAAACCAATCATTTCCGTTAGTAATAAGTGTAACAGTCGACATACTGCCACCCGATAATACATAATTAGCAACGCCATTAATTAAATCGGCACCTTGAGGGGTAATGGTTACAGTATTAGTATCAGTTGTAATTTTATTAATTGTAAATTGTTGTGCACTTGAATTTGTTAAATTATAAATTGATGCAGCAGTTGGTAAAGTAACAATAATATTACCTAAACTAGTATCACTTAAAATTACACTATCTGATGAAGTAATAACATGATCAGCGGTAATAGTTGTAATTTTCCTTGTTTGGGTAAAATTAGATGGTGTTGAACTTGTCGTTATAAAACCAAGACTTTCTAAGACAGATTGTATTGATTTACCAAATTCAGATAAAGTAATATTTCTCGATGTATTATCATCTAATACCCTCACTTTATCATTAGAACTAAAATCATCTGATGTAATTATTGTTAAATCTGATTCTTTAATTGCCATTTATTTCTCCGTTCATCTTGATGTAAAATGAATTACTAGTGCTGTAATTACTGGTACTGCAACTATAATAAAACTACCAACAAGCCACAAAGTAGTAGTAGTTTTAGTCTGAATTTCATTAAATTCTTTTAATGTTTGATTAATGTTATGAAATCTTTCTTCATCATGTCGTTCATGATCAGCAAATTGTTGATTTAAAATATCTTGTTTTACTTCTACTCGTATTAGTCTTTCATGATTGTCGAGATCAAATTCTCGACGAGTATCTTTTGTTTTGTTTGTCATTACTTCTTGTTCCATAATATTAAATTTGATATGTTACCACAAAAGTGAATAAAAAACCAGCTGTTAATTCAGATACTAACAAACCAGATGTACCTGTAGTACTATCCCATTTATATAAATCAATATAATTATTATTTGCGGCTACTTTTCCGGTAATATATTCGCCGGCGGCAATTGATAAATTCTGTGCATCACTAAACACAGCTATACCCGAAGCCGATACACCTGCTTTTGCATTAAAAGGTAATCCGGTAATTCTAACAGTATTTGTTGAAACCATTGATCCTAAATTGTCATTAGCTAGATAACCATAACATACTACATTATTTCCGATACGAACATAAGTGCCTTCGGTTGCAGATGTTTTATTTGAACTATTTCCAGCTGAATCAACTACTTCTATTGTCCAAGAACCAGTTTCGTACGGAAGTCGAGACTCGACATAAGCCTTGGTAGCTACATCTTGTGCTGCTGTTGGATCTGCAACATTAGTAATCTTATTTGATCCTAAATCGAGGTCAGATGTAATTTGCCCACCAACTTCTAAATCAGCAG